AATGGTGCATACTCATTATCCATGTATGCTAAGTGTAATATAGATTCTTTAGAATGATCAGACAATCCTCTCATCAGCATGGTGTATATGTTATCAGTGTTCATGTGACCCTGTACATTTAATATTTTTTTAAGCAACTTTTCTAGTGCTTGTGTTGATATGTTATAAGTGTTTGGCATATATTTATATTTAGTATTAGTATTTTGATTTATGATAGAGGGCACCTAATACCCAAACAAGTTAAGAAAAGATACTAGGTGCCATATCAACTAACCACAATTAACAAAAACAAGACCTAACTACTTATATTATTATATAATATAAATACTGGTGTTGTTAGTCTATTATCACTAATAGGTTTTTAATTAAATAGATTCTTAATTCTATCTAATAAGCTTTGTTTGGGTTTGAATCCGAACTGTTCAAAGGTCATCTCTAACACTCCTACTTCAGCTCTGATATATTTTTGTGCATGATAGGTAAACTCAAGGTTCCCTGTATGCGAGTTATATTCTACAGCATCATCCCCAAACTTGAGGTGTGCTCTTTCTTCACTAAGGAATCTTAGCAAAAAGTCATATTGTTCTTTATTCATGATAACGAGTTTATTGGATTATTACTTTTCTTTCTACGCTACCATCATCATAGATAAAGAATACAGCTTCATTAGTTGCTATCACATCTCTTCCAAACAGATCTATTATCCTTACGAGTTTTCTATACTGATTAACCTCTGATACATCATTTATTGTTATGTTACATGGTGGACAAGGACCAGCAAGCTGTACATGTGAATCTAACCACATTATAACCTGAGCTGGTACATTTACGTTGCTATCTACTGTAACACAATTTAAATAAGGCACACCTATCATACTACAGTCTTCTCTAGACATTCCGGTTATACTATTAAGGTTATTACCATTAGCAATATTTAAACAGCTTAGTGGATTATAATCAAGTATGATATAGTTTAACAATAAGTTATTACTTAAGTCTAGACTCTTTAGATTATTATGGCTAGCGTTTAAATGTTCTAATGAAGTAAAATCTTCTATACCTGTTAGGTCATCTATAAACAGACCGCCAATTTGAAGATCAGTTACAATATCAATGTTAGATGTAGTGACATAGTTGTCATTTGGTATACCGTTACCTATACCCATAGTCTCTAAGGCAGCCTCAAAGTTATCATCTGGTACATAGGTTTGTTGTTGTGCCATAGATATTAATGGCATGAATAAGATAATTAATAGTTGTTTCATAATAGTTGTTATTGGTTAGTGTTTATTTGATTAATGTTTATTAAAAGAATAGCTAGTCAATCCAATGTTCCTTACTGGTTTTCTATTTGACATTTTGAATGGTCTAACTCTTCATCTTGGCGGCACTGCAGTACCAGTTTAGTTATTCTTTTATGTATTTGACGAGCTCTTCAAGATCATAGATCAACTCTTCATGTTTCTTTGGGTTCTTATTATCTGTGATTCTTTTCTTTCTTAGGTACTCAATGTACTCTAATGTTGTCTTAAGTGTTTCTAGATGGAACAGTTTATTTGACATGATAAATGATTTAGTTATTAATTTGATTAATGAGATTCCGGTTACTATGCCTATTATCCTATAGAGAGAGAGACATAGACTACCCTTGTTGTATTGTTGTGAGTAATAGCTACACTTGTATTGTTGTTAGCTATATATATATTACTAGTTGCAATTATAATTATGATGTGGTAAATAGTGGTAATATGTGGATATGAGACCAGGTCCATACAGTTTAACACACACTTTAACATATATTATTAGCACACAATCAAAAGAGAGGGAGCAAATGTGAGGAAAAGGGAGAGAAACGGGAAACATGTTGCAGTATGTTAAGAAAACTCAAAACATGTTACAGTTATAGAAGCAAATTAAAAGAGAGAGCTCTTACACTCTCTCTTATTACTCTACTTAGTTTTCACATAGTAAAGATTATCAGCAGTAGTACCATCTGCTTTGATAGTATTTAAATCTGATAATACTAAATCCTCTGAGAATACACCAAAGTTTCCTTGGAATACTTTAAACTTCTCAGCTGTTCTAGTAGGATTATCCATATCAACTTCAAAATCATCTATGAAAGTATCCCACCATGGATTGTCAGCTGATAAAGCAATACCATTATCATCCTTTGGATTAAAGACACCATACTTTAGAGCTCTTAGGTTAGCACCTGCACCTGCAGTTTGAGAACCAATTGACACTGATTTAGTTTTTTCTATTTGTCTATCTGTTGTGATAATAGAACGGAACTGTGTACCGTTTGTACGTGTACCCTGATTAAGGGAATAAAAATATAACATAATTAATAATTTTAATTATTATTGTGGAATTATTACGGGGGGTAACCCAACCACAGTTATAAGGTGGGGAGCAAATTGCTAGGACCTCCACAGCACGTTAAATACATAACTTTGGTGGGGGGAAAGAATTTTTTTTAATCAGGTGGGGAAAATGTTAGTGCTAAATAATTTTTATGGGACTAGAAAATTTAGTATATTATTCTTATAGATGTAGTATAACTAAAAATAAAACGTATGTCACAATGGGATAATGAACCTGAGCAAGAGAACGGTTTAACAGACTTTGAACAAATGCAACTAGATCAAGTACTCTTAGAGACGGCTTATAATAATTCTTATTTTGTTTTAACTAATCAAATTACTTTTGATGACTTGTTAGAAAAGAAGTTTAAAAAAGGTTATGAGGCAGTAATGGCTTACGACCCTGAAACTGGTCCTACTCAAGAACAGCTTGAAAATATGATTCACCATTATATAGGTTTTGAACAATATGAAAGATGTGCTAAATTACAAAAGATAATGGATGAAGTTTATCCTCAATCAACTGACTAAAAGAAAAAAAATGAAAGGCGTAAAGCATTATACAAAGGACGGAAAAGAATGGAAAGGTACTAGTCATAAAATGGCAAATGGTAAATTACATTCCGGAAAAACACATACTAAAACTAGTAAGTTATTAGTACATTTTAAAGACTTATCCAAAACGGCTAAACTTAAGGCAAAGAAATAATGGCAGTAAAGAAAAAAAAGAAAGGTCTTTGGGCAAATATAAATGCAAGAAAAAAAGCGGGAACGTCACGTTCTAAAAAGAATTCTACTATAACTAAAAAAGCTTATAGTAATATGAAGAAGGGTTTTCCAAAAAAAAAATAAGTAAATAAAAAAATAAAAAATTATGGGATCAATATTACAAGACATGATGGGTATGCTATCAAGAAAAGATTCTGTCACACCAAAGACAGATGACTTAATGACTTTAGCAAGATATCCAAATCCACAAGAAAGACTTAAGCCAAGACCTACACTTAGAACTGAATTAGTGACTCTAAAATCATTAAAGGCATTTATAAACACTGGTGCTGATGCTCAAAAACTATCTATTGCAGGACAAGTACTGTCTTTGACTAATGGTGGTTCAGTTACATTACCAAGTTCTGCAGATGAGTATGTTAATGCAGCAGCATATGATGGAGCAACTGATTTATTAAAATTAACTAGAGTAGGAGGAACTATTCTTTCAGTAGACATGGATCGTAAGGATACTAAAGAATTTGTAAACTCTACTGCCTTAAGTGTTGCAACTGGTGCTACTACTGTAATGAATACTAATTTAGCTGGTCAATTATTTCTTATTGCTAGAACAGGAGCAAATGCAACAGGAACACTTCAGTTACCACCGGCAGCTGGAACAGAGAACTGGCAATACAGAAAAATAACTATTACAACTAATGGTACAACTACAGCAGCAAGAACACTTACAGTTGCAAGCAATTCAGCCGCTGAAACAATTAATGGTGCTGCTAATTTTGTATTAAATAAAGCATATGCATCAATAACAATTTGGTCTGATGGGAGTAATTGGATAATTCTTTCATCATCTCAAGTAGCTGATGTATAATAAATGGCAAAACCAAGAAAAGGCAAAGCAAAAGTAAAGGTCACAGCTAGCGGTAAGAAGGTTAGCTATGGCCAAGCAGGGAAAGCTAAAGGAGGTGGGCCACGGGTTAAGCCTGGCACCTCTAAAGGTGATTCATATTGTGCAAGAAGTTTAGGTATCAAGAAAAGAGTATCTAAGAAAAAAAGAAGTGATCCTAATACTCCTAATAACTTATCTCGTAAGCGTTGGAAATGTTCTGGAGCAAAGTCAAGAAAATAAATTATATGCATTAAACTTTTTTTATTTAAACTATTTATGTATGTTTGTAATAGATTAACTTAAAAAAATTAAAATGGCAAAATTAAATCTTGATCCAAATACTGATCCACAATTAAGCAAAGAAGAATTAGCAGAACGTAGAGAAGAAATAACAACTTTCTATAAAGATAATATTCCACATTTAACTGTACAAGCTGAGTATGAAGATCTATTAGCTACAATAGAGAAGGCAAGAGCTGAAAGAATGCAAGCACAAATGTATTTAGCACAAGCATATGCTGCTTCTAAAGAAGGAGAGAACGCAAGTCCAGACTCTGAGGATGCAAAAGCATTTAAAGAAGCAATGGAAAAAGCAGCATCTAATATAGAATAGTATGAGGCTTCTTAAGTTAGGTGATAAAAATATAGAGGTAAAAAAATTACAACTTAAATTAGGTTTACCGCAAGATGGTCATTTTGGTCCACAAACAGAAAAGCATGTTGTAAGATTTCAACTATCCAATGGTTTAACAGCTGATGGGATAGTTGGTTCTGAGACTTGGACACTACTGATTAATACACCATTTAAATTATCTGAAGAGATTGATGAAGATAATGATTTATCTAAACAACATTATACTACTAACTTCAATCAAACTATACACAAATACTTTTTACCAAAAGGTGAATATGTAAAAGGACCTATCAAAAATCATTATATATTTTTACATCATACTGCAGGTAATTCAAATCCATATGCATGTATAGATATGTGGGGTAGAGATACTAGAGGTAGAATTGCTACTGAATTTGTTTTAGGTGGTATCAATCATAGAAATGGTAATGATGAACATGATGGTGTATTGGTTCAAGCATTTGATACAGGTAATCAAGCTTATCATTTAGGAAGAACTGGATCAGGTTTTATGAATAAACATTCAGTTGGATTAGAAATATGTAATATGGGGTATTTAGATAGTGTTACTAAAACTACATATGTTAATAGTATATGTGATAAAGATCAAATTACAGAACTAGATGAAATGTTTAAGGGTAAAATGCATTGGCATTCTTATTCTGACAAACAAATAAAAGAAACTGAAAAGTGGATTAGGTATGTAGGTGAGAGAGATGGTGTAGATATAAGATTAGGACTTAAGCAATTTATACAAAAGTATGGTGCTTTAAAAGGTTTTGATTTTCAAGAACAAGCATACTATGGTAAAATAGAAGGTTTATTAACACATACCAATGTAAGAAAAGATAAGTGGGATTGTTATCCACATCCTGACTTTGTTGATATGATAATGAGTTTATAATATGGCACTAGTAAATAAAATAGATTTAAAATTAAAAGTTAATTTAGATACATGCGTAATGTATCAAATAATGACTTATTGTTTTTTTAAACAAATAGTTATAAGTAATTCTGATTTGAAATTTCTTATGCACCTTTCTAAAAATGATAATATAGAATTAACAAAGTTCTGTATAAAATTAGTTGACGGTAATATATTTAAAAGTCCACAGTCTGCAAGAAATGCTATTACAAAAGCAGAGAAGAAAGGATTGCTTAATAAAAGTGGTATAAATAAAAAAACTATTACTATAAATAAAAATATGAATGTGCAAAAAGATGGTTTAGTATTGTTGGATTATAAAATACTTGGCAATGAATCCCAAGAAGCATAAAGAATTTAAAGAACATATTGCTAAAGAAGTTGGTGTTCATCAATCAGTAGTAGATGACTTTATTGCTTTTTATTACGCCAAGCTTAGAAAACATTTATCCAACTTACAGTATCCTAGAATTCAGGTAGATGGATTAGGTACATTTATTTTAAGAAAGAGTAAATTAGAAAAAGCTATAAAAAAAAACAAGAGTATGTTAGGTAATATAGCTAAAAGAACCTATAATGGTTTTGCTAAAAGTGAAGATATACAATTGAATATTGATAATATGGAAAAAGCAAGAGAGCAGATAGAAAAAAATTTAATAAACAAAACAGAATTTAAGAATAGTAAAAATGGCAGCATATAATATTAAAAACCTTTTAAGTATATTTAAGAACGTAGATAAAATTACAGAGGGTATAAAAAATAATATATTTAAAAAAGAACATGTAGAAGCAGTAGCTACAGAAAGATACCAGATATGTATTAAGTGTTCTTTGTTTGATGCATTTGGTGATAGTTGTGTAGCACCAGGGACACAACCATGTTGTTCTGATTGTGGTTGTAGTTTAACATTTAAAATAAGATCATTATCATCTGAATGTCCTAAAGCATATTGGAAAGCAATGGTGACAGAAAAACAAGAGGAAGAGGTAACAAAACAATTAATTAAAAATCAAGAAAATGGAAAGTAATAACACACCACTTATTAATAGTACTACTTCTGTATCAGCTAATTTAGTTGTTATATGGTGTACTACTAATACATATAATTTAAAAACAAAATGCAATGGCAATACTATTTAAAGAAGAAGGTCATGTCTATGAAAGTACAGACAGTGATAAAATATCATGGGTAAGTGTTACTGGATTAGTGGGTAAGTTCAAACCTAAATTTGATAGAGATGGTCAAGCTGTAAAATCCGCAAAGAATAAAAGATCAAAATGGTATGGTATGACTGCAAAAGAAATTATAGCAGCATGGGATGGTGAAACAGAAAGAGCAATTAAGCTAGGTAATTTTTATCATAATCAAAGAGAGAATGATATGCTTGATTTTAAAACTATTGAAAGAGGAGGAACAGAAGTACCAATTATAAAACCTTTAGTTAATGATGAAGGTATAAAGATATCACCTAATCAGAAGCTTAAAGAAGGTGTATACCCAGAACATTTAGTATTCCTAAAGTCAGTTGGCATATGTGGTCAAGCAGATGTAGTAGAAGTAGTAAATGGACATATAAATATAACTGATTATAAAACCAATAAAGAAATAAAAGATAAAGGGTTTACAAATTGGGAAGGTATTACTAATAAAATGTTCAGACCCGTTAATCATTTAGATGATTGTAATCTTAATCATTATAATTTACAACTCAGTATTTATGCGTATATTATTAAGAAGCATAACCCCAAATTAAAAATTGGTAAGTTAATAATACAACATGTAAAGTTCAAACAAGTTGGAGAAGATACAAATGGTTATCCAATTAATGAACATGTAAATGGTGAACCAGTTATAGAAAATATTAAAATATATGAATTACCATATTTAAGAGATGAAGTCAATTCTCTAATGATGTGGATAAAAGATAATCAATAATGCTAGTAAAACTATTTGATATACAAAATCAGACATTAGTTGTAACAG